CTCGACGCCGGCGCCGATCGGGGATGACGTGGCGGCCGCTGCGCGCGACGCGGCGCTCGAGTCCCTCGCCCCCGCCGCGGCCGTCGTGTCGCGTCGACCGCCGACGCAGGGTAGCGGCGCGCCACAAATCGCGATTGATCCCGACGACCCCAACAAAACCATCCTGATCCCGCCGCGCGGCGGGCCGCCGCTGCAAGTGACCACGCCGACCGGCACGCACACCGCGCGCCCGACCGCGAAGCCGGAAGGCCCGACCACGCACATGCGCGACATCGAGTACCTCAAAGCGCACGGCTACACCGAGCAGGACGCGACCGATCTCACGATGGGCGCGAAGGCGAACCCCGAGACGCTGTACAACGCCGTCGTGCAAGCGGAGCTCAGGAACTTCGCCAAGCCCGAGGACGCCTCGAAGCTCGCGAAACAGATGGTCGCGACGCGCTTCGGTGCGGACGCGGCCGAGCAAGCCTCGCGCCCGCGGCAACAGGATCCGGCGAGCGCGGGTCTGCCGACCGGCGTGCCGACGGGCTCCAAGCTCGTCGGTCACACGAAAGCGGGCGGGGAGATCTATCAATTGCCCGACGGCTCGAAGGTCGTCGCGGAGTAAGTCATGCCGCTGCGAGCTCTACAACCCGACGAGGAGATCGTTCCGCTCGCGCAGCCGAAGCCGGCGGGGCGGCCCGTGCGCGCGATCCGTCCGCTCGCCGACTCCGACACGGTGATCCCGCTCGGGCAGACACAGCCGAACACGCTGCCCGCGCACACGCCCTCGCTCTCCGAGTCGCTCTTGGGTCGCGAGGATCCGGGCGGCACCGCCAACGTCGCCGGCGTGCTGCCCTCGCTCGGCGAGCACCTTGCGACCACGGGTAAAGAGATCGGCAATCTATTCATGCAAGGCGGCGTCAACGCGGCCGACGTGGCGCTCACCGCGCAAAAGCCGCTGCTCGACTGGTACTTGCAGCGCGACCAAGCCGCGCGCGATCGCGGCCAGCAGCAGCAAGAGGAGCTCTTGAGCTCGGGCCGCGAAATGTTCACGCCGGCGCAGACGACGCCCGTTGGCGACGTGCTCGGCGGGCTCGCCGGTATGGCGCTGCCGCTCGCCGGCGGCGTGCCCGGGCTCGTGGCGAGCGAGACGCTGCGCCGCGGCAAGGAGCTGCTCGACGAGAACATCGATTTGCCCACGGCGCAAAAGCTCTCCGTGCTGCGCGGGGCGACCACGTACGCGGGCGCGAAGCTGCCGATCGTCGGCAAGACCGCGGCGTCGCGCGTGCTCACCGGCGCCGGCGGCAACGTGGCGCTCAACGCCGCGGATCAGCAGCAGGAAAAGGACACGCTCAGGGCCGCCGCACCGACGCTCTCGCCCGAGGAGCAGGCGGCCGCCGGCGCGACGTTCGAGTCCGATCAGCCGCCCACGGCCGAGCAACACCAAGCGCTCGCCAAGGCGGGCCAGCGCGGGCAGTACATGGAGCTCGCCGACAAAATCCCCGCGTGGTGGGATCCGAAAGCGCGCATCACCGACCTCTTGATGGGCGCGGGCTTCGGCGGTCTGCATCACGTGCTACAGGCGCCCGTCGATCGCGCGAACGCGCAAGTCGAGGCCGCTCGAGCCGCTGCCGAGCACGAGGCCGCGATCGGCGACACCCTCGCGCGCGCCGACGCCGGCGTGCGTGGAGCTCAACGGCCGCCCTCGAGCGGCGGCGCCGCGCAGAATCCGGCCGAGGCGTTCTACGACAGCTTCACGCAGGAAGGCCAGGAGACGCCGCGGCTGCACACGCCGGAATCGTTCGAGCGCCGTAACGACATCCAGGCGCCCGAGCCGCCGCCGCCCAACGACGGCACGCTGCCGGCCGCGGGCACCGTCACGCGCACGCCGGCCGATCGCTCGCCGATCGAGCAGGAGACCGAGCTCGAGCGCATGGGCCTGACGCCCGACGTGATCGGCAACCTCATCAAGCTCGAGGACGAGGGCGACGCCAAGCGCGCGGGGCGCGTGTTACCGAAGCCGGAGACACCGGCGCCGCCCGTGCCCGACGAGGCCGCTCAGGCGGCGCAGCGCGAGCGTTACGCCGGCGAGGCGGCCCAGGAGCGCACGGGGAAGATCGCGGCCGAGCGGCGCGGCGAGATCGGTCTCACGCCCGACGTGCAAGCGAACCTCGCGCGTATGCAAGCACGCGGCGCGGTGGGCGCGTCCGTGCCGCCGATCGCCGACGTTGTCGCACCTGTAACAGATAAATCGACGCCCACGGCCGATCAAGGGGTTACGCCGCAACAAAGTGCGACAAGCACTGTACAAACACCGAAAAAGGTCCGACCGCTCCGTCAGGGCGAGGAAATCGTGCCTCTTTCGGCCACCGAGGGCGGAAAAGCACCCGCGGCGGGCACAGAACACGCTATCGAGAGCGTTCAACCGGGCGAGAAGGGTCTCAAACGGCAGCGTCAAGACAAGGCCGTCAAGAAGTGGTTGCAGGCGAAGCGACCGCCCCCGAGCGATCCCGAGCGGCTGATTAGCTACCGCACCGAGGCGACGCTCGGCTACAACCTCGCGCACAAAGCGGGCGCCGCGCCCGACGTGCTCGACGCGCTGCGACGCGAATCGGAATGGGCGCACGAGCAGCTCGCGGCGACCAGCCCCGGCACGCTCGAGAGTCTCGGCGTGGACGCCAAAGGCCGAAACACTCGCGCCGGCGGCGCGCTCGAGCAGACTGAGCCGCAAGGCAAAAGTGCAAAAAGTGCAAAACCGCAAAGCGTGCTCGAGCACCTCGCTCATCACGGCGGCGTCTCGATCGACGCGCTCGAGGCCGAGGGGATCGACCGCGCCGACATGCGCAGCGTCAAGGGCTTCAAGCGGCCGTTCACCAAGAAGGGCATGTCGCTCGACGCCGCGGCCGAGAAGCTGCACGAGGCGGGCTACCCCGTCGCCGACGAGGGCGGGCGCCCCGACGCCAACAAGGCGCTCGCGCTGATCGACTCCGAAGTGCGCCACGGCACGCGAACGCTCCCAAAGAGCGCAAGCGCGGAAGCCCCTGTGGCTGCGCAGGAACGCCGTGGCGGCGAGGAAGCCCGCACCGCGGCCGAGCGTCGCGCCCCGCCGCCCCGTGAGACGCCCGACCGCCGCGGCGTCGTAGGCGAGCGTCGCAAGCCCGTCGGCGAAATGTCGCACGAGGAAATGCGCTCCGAGCTCCTCACGTCGCACCTGACGGGCTTGGCGAACCGCCGCGCGTACGACGAGCGCCCGCGCATGGCGCACCAGGGCTCGATTGACGTCGACTCGCTGAAATGGGTCAACGACAACATGAGCCACGGATCCGGCGACGAGCTGCTCAAGGCCGTCGGCCAAGCGCTGAAAGAAGCCGCCGGCGACCGCGCGTATCACTTCTCGGGGGATGAGTTCGCGATCGAGGGCAAGGACGCGGCCGAGCTGCACGAGCTCATGGAGCGTGTCAACGAGCGGCTCGCGCAGGCGACGATCGAGATCACCAAGGCCGACGGCAGCGTGGTCACGCTCGACGGTCTCGGCGTAAGCTACGGACTCGGAGAGACCCTCGATGCCGCCGACCAAAATCTCAGCGTTGCCAAACAGACCCGGGAAGCGCAAGGCGTTCGGGCGGCCCGCGGTGAAAAGCCTGTCGGCGCGACTGTCCGCGGCGGGGGTGACGAAGGCGGACCGGATCAGCAAGGTAACGCTCCCGCCGGCGTCAAAGAGCCCGGAGCCGACGAGTACGGATCCGAGCAGCCTGCCGAGCACGAGCCCGGAGACGTCGAGCACGTAACGCTCACCGGCGAGGGCCACGTCGCGCACACGGAGCGCGGCGGCGGCGAGCACGTCCAAGTCGGCGAGGGACGCGCCGGCGTCAAAGAGGGCGGCGAGCTCACCGCCGAGCAGCAGTCGATCAAGAGCGCGCTGCGCGAGGTCGAAGACAATCCGACCGCGCCCGCGAAGGCGCGCGTTCGCAAGCTGCTCGATGCGTACAAGGCCGAGCACGGCAACGACGCGACGAGCGAACTCCTCGATCGCCTGGACGCCGAGCGCGAGCTCTCCGACGAGCACCCCGTCGTTCACGAGCAAGACGCCCTCGAGCGCGACTCACAAGAACTCGGCGACGCGCTGCGCGCTGCGCACGAGGCGAATCCCGAGGACACCGCGCCGCACTCGGCCGTCCGCAAGCTCATGGCGCGTTTCGAGCGCAAGCACGGCACCGAAGCGCTCGACACTCTCATCGACAAGCTCGATAAGGAGCTCGATCTCGAGCCGCGCGAGATCCGCGCGTCGAAGGCGAAGCCGCCGGCGATGCCACCGCGCAACCCGCCCGAGCAGGGCGATCTCTTTACGCAAGACGACGCGCGCCCGGGCACGACCGCGAAGCAGATCGCCGCGGCGAACGCGATCCTCAAGGAGCTCGAGGACGCGGCGGCGTCGGACGAGGAGCACGACATCAAGTCGCTCGCGGTGTCGTTCAACCGCGAGTTCAAGACCGATCACACCGCGTCGCTGATCGGCAAGACGATCACGGCGACCGGCGACCTCGCGACGTTGTCGGAAGTGTTCCGCGACGCGAAGACGGAGATCCTGCGGTACTTCCTCACCGACAAGGGCAGCGGGCGGATCATCGCGCAAACCGGCGTCGGCTCGCGCCTGCCCGGATCCGGCGCGGCGTATCCGGCCGGCGAAAGCATGGAGTGGGTCGGGCGTTTCATCGCCAAGCATCCGGGCGCGGAACTCTGGATGCAGCACAACCACCCCGGCGGGTTCGCGCGTCCGTCGACGACCGACGTTGCGCTCACGGCGAACATCGCGCGGCGCTTCAAGATCAACGTGCGCCACGTGGTCATCGATCACGATCACTACGGGCGGATCATGGCGAAGCCCGACGGCGAGATCATCAGCAACGAAATCGTGCACTGGTCGGAGAAGGCGAACGAGCCCGATCCGTTGCACACGCCGTCGAAGCCGCACCCGTTACTCGGCCGCAGCCTCACCGGGCCGGGGCCGCTCATTCAGCTCGCGAAGGAGCTCGAGCAGAAGGGCGCTTACGTGACCGTGATCGGCACCGGCGGCGCCTACAGCAAAGTGAAGACGCTCGGCGACATGCCGTCGCACCTATTCAGCAACCCCGAGCGGCTCAAGCAACAGCTCCGACGCTTCGCCGTGCAAAACGGATCCGCGCAGCTCTTTATCGCCGGCATCGATCCCGAGCACTTTCGCTCGAGCGAGAGCCGCCGGCTGTTCAACGAGCTCCAATACGACGGCTACGCGATGGACTTCATCAACACCGAGGGGCACTCGTTCGCAACCGAGGGCGGCGGGATCATCCGAAAGGGCCAGCTCGAGCACGGCGTCGACTCGCACCTCGTCGCGCGCGAGGTCAAGCCGCGCGAGCCCGACACGCGCACCGAGAAGCAAGTCGACGCTTTCAACGCCGGCGCCGAGGCGCGCAACAAGCTCGCGGCCGAGGAGCGCTCGCGCGACGCGAAGCGCAACCCGAACAAGGACGTCAACGCCGACACCGGCCGACCGGGCGATCTCTTTACGCGGCACAAGCAACTCGATCTCGTGAAGGACGTCGTACCGCACCGCAAGTTGCTCGAGCGTCAATTCGAGGCCGCCAAGAAGGAGCTCGAGAAGCTCACAACCGCGGAGATCCCCGGCACCGTCGACGAGCCCGGCGGTCAAGCCGAGGCCGACGCACGCGCCGAGCAGAGCAAAAAGATCCGCGCGGCGCAAAAGCGCATGAACGATCTCGCCGAGCAGATCACGGGCCACAAGACCCGCTCGCTTGGCGAGCTCGCCGACGAGATCCGCGGGCTCGAGAATCGCCGGCGCGCGTCGCGATCGCCGAAACGTCGCAACGAGCTCGCCGACGAGATCTCGAAGCTGCACGACGAGGAGAACGACACCGTCGAGGAGACGCCCGGACAATACGGCGAGCGCCGCGCCGATCAGCGTCGCACGGTGGAACGCGGCGGCCGGCGCGAAGGCGACGAGGACAAATCGCAGAAGGGCGACAAGGGTTACGCGGCCGTCGCACAGAAAGCACTCAACGCCTGGAACAAGCGCGTCGGCTGGCGCTATGGGCCGCTCGGCCGACTACCGGCGAAGGAGCGCTATCTCGAGCAGCGCTACAAGGCGCTCGGCAAAGTCACGGAGTCCCAAGAGATCGCGCGCGGTCTCTACGACGCGCTGCACAAGGCGACGCCGGAAGATAGCGCCGCGGTCTACGAATACTTGACCAACAAGGATGGGGAGTTCTCGACGATCAAGGATCGCGACATCCGGGCGATCGCCAAGACCACGAAGAACATGATCGATCAGATCGGTCAACGGCTCGTGAACGCGGGGCTTTTATCGCAAGAGGCGTACGACGAACACAAGGGCGAGTATCTGCCGCGCCTCTACCTCAAGCACATGCTCGGCGAAAGCGTGATGAGCGCGATCGGCAGCGGTAAGCGCATGTCGGATCTCGGCTACTTGAAGCGCCGCCAGGACATCCCCGAGGAGGTCCGCAAGGTCGTGCTCGGCGAGATCACGGATCCCGCGTTCCTCGCGTCGTTCGGGATCTCGCGCACGCTGCGCGATCTCGCGCTGCATGACTTCCTGCAAGCGATCGCGGGGCGCGAACAGTGGACGCCGCGACACTCGACGGTGGAATGGCGCGGCCGACAAGTGACGCCGTTCTATCTCGCCGACGAGGCTCGAGCTCTGCGCAAGCGCGCGGCGCTGTACCAAGACGGATCCGCGAAAGCGGCCGCGTTCAAGCTCGCCGACGAGGCGCAGGCGATCGCCGACGAGGGGCTCGCGAAACTTGAGGCGCGCCCGGATCCAAACGACTTCGAGCAGATCCCGAACTCGCGCCGCTACGGAGCGCTGCGCGGCCTGTACGTGCGGAAAGAAATCTACGGCGATCTCGTCGGCGCGCAGCAGTGGATCCCTGCCAACTCGAGCATCGCCGAGCAGCTACTCGGATCCGGCGGCTTGATGGCGCGCGCACAGTCTTGGTGGAAGCTCTCGAAAGTGATCCTGAACCCGCCGACTCAGGTGCGGAATTTCATTGCGAACATGGTGCTATTGCACCTCTCCGGCGTGCCGTTCCATCGCGTGTACTCGGGCGAGATCGTCGGCAAGGCGATCAACTCGATCGCGAAAAAAGACCGCTTCTACCAGATCGCGAAAAAGTACGGGCTGTTCTCCGCGACGTTCGCCAACACCGAGGGCGCGCGGATCCGCGACGAGTGGCTCGCGCTGCAAGACATGAAGGGCGGCGGCCTCGCGAAGCTGCGCGCGTTCGCCGGCCGCGGCGTCAACGCGGCGAGCGACTTCTATCAACTCATGGAGGCGATCGGCAAGATCGCGAAGATCCGCGACGCGATCGAGCGCGAGGGCAAGGAACCGGCCGCCGCGGTGCTCGAGGCGCATGAGGCGTTGTTCGATTACTCGCTCGTGCCGCGCTCCGTGGGGTATCTGCGCAACGCGCCGGTCGGCGCGCCGTTCATCACGTTCGCCTACAAAGCGGCCGCGCAGATGGCGAAGATCGCGATCAAGCACCCGGCTCGTTTCGCACCGTACGTCGCGATCCCGTTCCTCATGGCCTCGCTCATCAAGAACGCCTACGACGTCACCGACGACGATCTCAAGAAGCTGCGCGAGGCGCTGCCGAAGTGGATGAAAGAGCGCGGGCACATGTTGTTGCTGCCGTACAAAGACGCGCTCGGCCGCTGGCAAGTCGTCGATCTCGGCTACCTCGCACCGTGGGGTCAATTCGCCGATCTCTACGCGGCCGCCGAGCAGGGCAAGGGCGTGAAGGAGCTCGCCGGCTCGCTGGCGTTCTCCGGTCCCATGATGGACGTCGCGAACGCGATTCAGACCGGCGTCGATCCCTTCACGGGCAAGGAGATCGTCAACCCCGCGGATCCGCCGGCCGATCGACTGCAACAGATGATGCAGTACGCATGGAACCTCGCCGCGCCCGGCTGGCTCACCGAACAGGGCGCGCTCAATCAGCTCCGAAAATCAGTCACCGGCAACAACTTGAACAAGCGCACGGGCGAGCCCGGCATGACGCCGACGCAAGCGTCGCTGCGGTTGCTTGGGTTGAACGTCTACCCCGCGGATCCGACCGCGACGCGCGCCGCGAATTTGCGCTCGATGCGTGCGAACCTCGAGGAGTCCAAGGCGCGCGCGAGCGAGCTTCTGCGCAACAAGAATCTGAGCGACAGCGAGCGCGAGAAGATCCGGGCGACGTGGCAAAAACTTCTCGAGGCGCGCGGCAAGGAGATCGAGCTCTATAGTCGCGGCTCGGAAATCAACCCGAAGCTACAGTGACCGCGCGCACCAAGTTCAAAGTCCCGGCGTACGGGAATCTCAATAAGGCGCTGATCTTTCAATCGGGCGCGCAGATCGGCGTCGACCTCGCGTTGCCCGATGGATCCGTGCCCGGGCTCTCAGAGCTCGCGGCCGCGCTCGCGCCGTATCTCACGGCGAGCTCGAGCACGCCGGCGCCGGTCAACACGGTCGTTTTCTGGTCGCAGATCCAAAGCATCCCGGCGAACGTGCAGCAAGTCGTCGCGCTCGCAAGCGTCGGGCTCGTCACGCGGCAGACCGACGGCACCTGGATCACGAGCGCGATCGACGGCACCGCGGGGCGCATCGTCGTCGCCAACGGCAACGGCGATCTCGGGGATCCCACGATCGACCTCGCCACGGTCAGCGTGGGCGCCGGCGGCGTGCTCGCAACCTTCACCGTCGACGCCTACGGGCGCGTCACGCAGCGCACCGCGCGCACGATCACCGGCACCGCGACGCGCATCGCGGTCAGCAACGGCGACGGCGCGGCGGGCAATCCGACCATCGACCTCGTCGCGGTCTCTCAAGACGCCAACGGCGTGCTGTACGCGATCGAGCTCGACAGCTACGGGCGCGTCACCGGGCACCGCGTCGCGGATCTCGTCGACCTCGACGACGTGCTCTATCCGACCGGCACGCCGGCCGACGGCGACGTGCTCACGTACAACAGCGGCCAAGGCTGGATCCCGGCCCCGCCGACGGGTGGCGGCGGCTCGAGCTACCCGCCGCCGCAACTCCTGATTTCGGGGTGCTTCTGATGACCGATACGTTCACACCGAAAGAACTCGGCAACGGCCAGATCGCCAACTCGCAAACGACGATCCTCACCGCGGCCGCGAGCGTCACGACGTACTTGAAGCACCTGTCGCTCTACAACACGAGCGCGACGCCGCAAACCGTGCAGCTCTGGCTCAAGCACACCGCCGGCACCGCGCGCAAGTGGAAGCGCTTTGTCCTCGCGCAGGACGAGCAAGTCGACGTGATCGATCCCGGCGAGGCGTACATGCTCGACAACGGCACCGTCGTCCAGGCGATGAGCACGACCAACAACGTCGTCGACTGGTGGGCGGACGGCGTGACTGAGGTTCCGTGACCAAGGTCTACACCGCCGCCGGCGTCCAAGAGATCGACGTCGAGGTCGGGCCGAACGAATTCGTACGCGGCGCGACCTGGGTGCGCGGCACCGGCGCGCTGATCGTTCCGCTCGGTGACGTCGATCTCTACGTGAGCGAGGCGCTCGAGATCGTCGGCATCGTGATCCTCACCGGGGATGCGAGCGGCTCGTGCGTGATCGATGTTTGGAAAGACACCTTTGCGCACTTCCCGCCCGATCTCTCCGATACGATCTTCGCGAGCGGCAAGCCGACGATCTCGGGCGGCATCAGCTACAGCGACTTCACCCTCGCCGGCGTGACGACGCTGCTCGCTGCCGGCGACGTGCTGCGGTTTCACCTGACGTCGTCGAGCACGTTCAATCACGCATCGATCTTTTTGATACTGAGGCGCCCATGACAACCGCAAGCTGGTCGACTCGTCTTCGCCACGACAGCGACGCCACGTGGCAAGAGTGGCGCGATGAAATGATTACCAAGCTCGGGCTGCTCGTCACGGGCACCGTGCTTGCGGCCGACGAGACCAACATCACGCCGGCGAGCGGCGCGCGCCCCGGCACGAACACCGAAGGCGGCTACGCGGTCTATCACATTTCGGACACGCTGCACGCGACCGCGCCGATCTACCTGCGCTTCGGCTTCGGCACCGGCGTGGGCACGACCAACCCGCGTATGCAGTTCACGATGGGCACGAGCACCAACGGCTCGGGCGTGCTCGGCGGCACGTGTCTCTCGACGATCGCCACGTTCGTCAGCACGGCCGCGCAAACCACCGACACCGCGCGCCAGTCGTACATGTGCGGCAAGGCCGGGTTCTTCGGTCTCGGCTGGAAGTTCGACACGAGCCAAGGCGGCGTCGGCGGCGAAGGTTTCGCAATGGTCTGCCGCACGTGCGACAGCGATGGCGTACCGACCGTCACGGGCGCGATCTTACGACTCGGCATCGCGAGCGTGAGCCAGGTGAGCAAGAGCCAAGCGTTTCGCTTCGCATCGGTCGCGGCCGCGTACACCGCGGTCTCGGCGGTCGGTCAAGCGATGCTCGGATTCGCGCCGCAAGGCCCGACCAACACGACCGTCGGCGCGGACATTCAAGTCTCGGTCGCGTGGACGATCACCCCGCGCGTCGCGCCGGTCTTCGGCTGTGTCGGCGTGTACGTGTCGGAGCTCGCCGCGGGCGGCACCTTCAACGCGACGCCGGTTGGCACGACCGCGCGCACGTTCATCACGCTCTACAACACCGCCGGGCCGTTCTCCGGTATCTCGGCGACCGCGACCGCGGGCTACCAGGCGATCGCGATACTTTGGGAGTAACCGCATGGCAAAACTCGCCAGTCCGCCGATCAATTGGGGCGGCAACCCGCCGAACGCCGAGACTCAGATCGTCACGCAAACCGCCAACGGTCAGAGCACCCCGCCCGGATCCCCGCCGGTCTACTCGCGCAACCCGCTCACCGTCGCCGATCAACTGCGCAACGAGCCGGGCGTCGGGTATCCGTTTTGACCAAGACGTACGACACCAGCGGCCGACAGAAGCTCGGCACCGACTACGCGGCGATCAGCGGGTTCCCTGCGAACCTCGCCGGCATCGGCGCGCTCGCGGATCCGGGCGCGGGATCCTGGTTGCTCGAATACGTGCAGAGCACGAACACGTGGAGCTACACCGCGTTCGGTGGCTTCGATGCGAGCACGATCACGTACACGTCGACGGGCTCACAGTGGACCGCGACGCACGTCAACACCGCGCTTCACGACCTCGAGGCCGCGGTCGATGTGCTGCAAAGCGGCGGCGCGACACAGTCGACTGGCAACTTCGCGACCGGCGCGTCGGGCTTCACCGTCACGCCGACGGGGACGGTGTACTGGTCGAAGGTCGGCAGCAAGGTCACGCTCTATCTGCGCACCGCGATCACGGGCACGAGCAACTCGGCCGCGTTCGCGTTGAATGCTGCGATCCCGGTTGGCTTACGCCCGGCTCACGACAAGAACGTGCCGATGGCTCAAATGACGGACTCGGGCACGCTCGTCCCGGGCGCCGTCACGATCACAAGCGCGGGCATCGTGACGTTCTTGCGGACCTACCTGAGCGGCGGCACCACGGTCCAGACCGACAACCAGTGGACGAACAGCGGCGTCAAGGCGTGGAACGTCGGCACGCAGATCGATTTCGATACCGATTAGGAGACGCGGCGCAGCGCGTCTTTGAACTCGACGTCGGGATCGAGCTCCACGAGCTCGAAGCGCGCGTACTCGTCGCCGACCTCATCTTGTAGCCGGCGCGCGAGCGCGATCGCCTTCGGGAGCGTTCCGAAACGCCCGAGCTCGAAGCGCTTTCCGTCGATCGTCACAGCGATAATGGCGTGCGTGTTCATGGCTCACCTGTCCGTTGTCTCCTGCGCTATCCTCTTTTGCATGGCCTTCGACTGGCGAATCTATACGTATAACCGATGGCGCGCGAGCGCCAAGTTGCGCGGCATCATAGTCCGAATGTCGTTCGATGACTGGTGGTCTATCTGGCGGCCGCATTGGGACCGGCGCGACGCGGCCGATCTCGTGATGGCTCGCAACGGCGACGCCGGCGCGTACGAGCCCGGGAACGTGCGGATCATCAGCCGCGCCGAGAACACTCGTGAAGGGTTTGAGAACAGGAAATCCACAGCTTTATCCACAAGCAAAAAGCCCGAGGGCTCCGAAGGTTAACGACTCTATCCACAGAAAACGGCCTGCACTACTACAACAGTAGATAGTAAGAGGGGGATTTTAAGACAAGAATGAGTCGAATCGGTGTCGCAATCCGTTGAGGCGGCGTCTACACTCCGCGTCGATGACAAAGAAGAAGAAACGGACCAAGAGCGCGCTCGAGCGGTTCAATGCCCTGTTCGGGTTTCGCAGTCGCAGAGTGGCCGAGGCGTGCGACATCGACGTCGCCGGCTTCCAACGGATCGAGCGTGGCGACGTCTTGCCCAAACGCGAGACCGCGCGGATCATCCACAAGCTCTACGGTGGCGCGATCCCTCTCGGCGTGATCTATGACTCGGCGCACAAAGAAAGCCTCGACTGGTTCAAAGCGCACGCGCACGAAGCCACGACACACGCCCGCGCGAACGCCGTCGCCCGCAAGCACCCCGAGCTCGCAACCCGCCGACTGGACTCGAAGCGCCGACGGTAAGTACGTCGATTGGACGAAGCCGCCGTACTACGTCGGCGGCGTGCTCAGGCTCGTGCTCGAGGGCGAGGATCCCGAGCTCGTCGCCGGCGCCGTCGCGCAGAAGCGGATCCACGAGTACTACCGGCTCCGATGGCAAGCGATGGGCGGGCGGCCGCGGCGCTTCCATCACGTAGACCCCTGATCTACACTCCGCGGCGATGCGTCGCGTCGAGACGGTCGGCACTTGCTGCTCTCTGAATCTCCTGGCAAGTCCTTCACCGGCCGAGATCACTCGACGCGGCGCAGTAACAACAACCAGGAGCCGCACACATGAGAGCCGTCGTTCGCGTCGTCGACATCGAGACGACTGGCTTTGACGACAAGGTCGACGGGATCGTCGAGATCGCGTGCACGGATCTCCTCGTCGACGGCGACGAGATCCGCACGATGATGCGGGCGATCTCGCGCCTCTGTAACCCCGGGATACGGATCCCGCCTACCGCGCGCGCCATACACCACATCAGCGACGCGATGGTGGGGCAACCGGGCACGCCGAGCGCGACCGAGCTCGCGACCAAAGCGCTCATGGCGCTACCGTCAACGAGCGACGCGGTGAACATGCCGATCGTCTTCGCCGCGCATCACGCCGACTTCGATCGCGGCTTCCTCGAGCGCGTCGCGATCAACACGCCGCCGCGCCAGTGGATCGACACATGCCGGTTGGCGCGAAAGCTCTGGCCGCAGCTCGAGCACTACGGCAACCAGGTGCTCCGCTACGAGCTCTTTCCCGACGACGAGTTCACCGGACAGCCGCACCGCGCGCAGCACGACGTCGAGGTTACGGCGCGCCTGCTCGAGCGTGAGCTCATGGAGATAGCACAGAATCCGGCGCACGAACGAATCGACGCCGTCGACGCGCTGATCGCGTACATCGCGGCACCGATCGACCTCTCGAACAAACCGATCGGCTTCGGCAAGCACGAGAAGCTCACGTGGCTCGAGGCCCGCAACACCGACCGAGGTTATCTGCAATGGATGATCCGAGAACACAACAAGGAACTCGAGGACACGGGGAAGGGTGCGTGGGATCTCGACCAATGGCACACGATCCGGTTGTTGACGGGGTACGGTGTCTAACGACCAAGCAAGTCCGCGAGCTCCTCAACATCGAGGCGATGAACGCGGAGCTCGCCACGCTGCCCAAGGTCGGCAAGGGGCTCTACGTCGCCGTCGTCGTCGACCTCGTGCTCAAGGTGCGCCGCGAGACGCGCATCGGCTGGGCGCCGGCGATCCGGGTCGCGCTGGCGCTTCACGAGCAGCGGCTACCGTGACAAGTGTAGACCGCTGATCTACACTCCGGCCGGATTCAACCAGGAGACCGGCCATGCCCAAAGCTCACCTACCAGATCTTCTCTACGGCGGACTCGAGACCGTCGCCAACCAGCTCGACGAGCTCGGCTCCGACGCGACCATGCTCGAGCTCTCGTGCGGCATCGTGAACGTCGCGCGCTCGGTCACGTCGAACATACGAACGATTGACAAGGTCGCGGAGCGCGTCGCGTCCCTCGATAAGCACATCAAGTCGCTCGTCGACATCAGCGCGCAGCAAGCGAAGGTCAACGCTTCGGCCACGTCCGTCGTGAACGCGATCGAGACCGCGCTGCGCCATACGATCAACGACGCGCTCGCGCGCATCGAGAGCCTCGAGCGCGAGGTCAAGCGCTTAGGCGGTGCGCGATGATTTGGGCCGCCGTAACCGCCGGCGTCGTGGCGCTCGGCATAGGAGTGTTCTACGTGCTGTCGTATCCGAACGCGCTGATCGAGTCGCACGAGAAGGCGAGCCGGCCGGCGTGCGGCGATCGCGTGCGGTTTCTCTGCGCGATCCCCGAGCAGCTCATCGAGGCCGGCGAGGAAGGCAGCGTCGTGATGATCTATCCGGGCGACGATCTCGAGTTCTGGATCGCGCCCGACCGCAACACGGCCAAGCGGATCAAGTTCTTCGAGTACGAGCTTTGGCAGATCGAGCGGCTGCGGTGAACAACTACACGCTGTTCCCGATCCGGCCGAACGTGGACATCGGGCACGACGACGACTGTGAGTGCAAGGAGTGTTACGCCGAGGACACCAAGCGCAGCCGCGCCGCGAAGCTCCATAGCCGGTACATCACTTGCAAGGTGTGCGGCGATCGCATCAGCGTCAACGGCAAAGGACCGCTCACGCCGCGGCGCAACCGCGCCTACGCGCGCCACGCGGAAGCGTCGCACCCTGATAGAGTGTAGACCGCACAACAACGGAGATTGTCATGCCACTAACACAAGAACAGATCGCCGCGCGCTCCAAGGGCATCGGTGGATCCGACGCCGGCGTGATCGCGGGTTTGCGCCCGAACCTGACGCCCGTGCAGCTCTGGCAGGAGAAGACCGGCCGGATCCCGCCGCCGGATTTCAGCGACAACGAGCTCGTGGAGTGGGGGCACGAGTTCGAGGAAGTGATCGGCCGGGTGTGGGCGAAGCGCACGGGCAACAAGATCCGGCGCGTCAATCGCACGCTCTACGACAAAGAGCACACGTTCATGCTCGGACACATCGACTTCGACGTGGTCGGCAAGAACGAAGGACTCGAGTGCAAACAGGCGGCGTTCTGGATGCGCAACTTTTGGGGCGACGAGGACACGGACGACGTGCCGCTCTACTACCTGATCCAAGGCGTGCACTACATGCGGATCTACGACACGGCCGCGTGGAATTTCGCCGTGCTGCTCGGCGGCAACAAGCTGATGAAGTACCGCGTCGAGCGCGACCTCGACAGCGAGAAGCAACTCATCGAGCTCGAGCGCAAATTCTGGACGTGCGTGGAGACGGACATCCCGCCGCCGCCGATCCGCATCGAAGACCTCGCGCGCGTGTGGCCGACGACCGGCGGTAGCATCGTCGCGACCGAGGAGATCGCGCTCGCCGTCGACGAGTGCGCCAAGCTCGGCGAGCAGCGCCGGGAGCTCGAGAAGCAGGAGAAGGCGCTCAAGCTCGCGATCGGTACGTACATGGGCGCGGCCGGCGATCTCGTGGATCCCGCCGACCCGAGCACGCTGCTCGCCACCTACCGCGCGCACGACGAGAATCGCATCGACGTGAACCGACTACGCGAGGAGCAGCCGGCGATCGCGGCCGAGTACACGAAGACGAGCGCGGTGCGCAAGTTCCTGGCAAAGTGACCGCCGAACAACGGAGCCGACAACAATGAACACCGCACAGAGCTTTGCCGTGATCGCGAAACCGATCGCGCACCAGTTCCGCCACGTGGCGCCGACGTCGCTCGATTGGGCGAGCGAGCGCGAGTTCCTGTACGCGCAGATCTTTCGGCCGGGCAACGAGGCGGTGATCGAAATGATCGACCGCGGCGTCGAGGAGACGATCGAATCCGTGCGCCGCGCCGCGCGCTCGAGTGCGGCGATGGGGCTCACGATGAACCCGACGGCCGCGCTCGTGTATTTCATCCCGCGCCGCGCGCGCAAGCGCAACAGCGAGCTTTATCCCGACGACAAGAGCGAGGCGCACTACAAGTCGACCGTGCCGTGGATCATCGGCGCGACGCCGAGCTACCGCGGGCTCGCGTTCGTCTGCACGCACTACTCAGGCTTCGACGACGTCTTGAGCGAGGTCGTGTTCAAGGCCGACTCGTTCGTGTATCACGGGCCGTTCGAGAAGCCGCTGCACGTGCCCACGCTCGACAACGCGCTGCGCACCGAGAAGAACGCGATCGGCGCCTACGCCCTGTTCGTCAAGCAAGGCCGGATCCGCACCGAGTACGTCGACGCGCCCACGATCGCGATGGTTCGCTCGATGTCCGACAACTCCAACGGGCTCATGTGGACGAAGTTCTGGACCGAGGGATGGCGCAAGGTCGCGGTGCGCCGCGGATCCAAGCTCGCCATGCAGAGCGCAGGAATCGTGCCAAGCGGGGGCGAGCGGTGGACCGCGGCCGAGGACGCCATGCAGGCCGCCGACGGCGTCACGCTCGACGAGACGGGCGCCCCGGTCAATGTTCCACGTGGAACACCCGACCCGGCCGAGCCAACGAGCGGGGCTCAGGCGAGCGCCGCCAAGCCGAGGGGTATGGGCGGGTTACGGGATCGCATGACTCAGGCCACTACACGCAGCCAGGAGGCGCAGACGGAGACCGAGCTCGAGCCGGCCAGCAAGGCGCTGCTCGCGCTGCCGGCGCCGTCCAAGCACCCCGAGGGCTCGATCGAATGGTGGCTCGATCAGGTGCACGCCGGCGGATCCGACGCCCGGCTCGACGAGATCAAGGTCGCGGCGCTGGCGGCCGGGGTTGATCGCACCGAAGACGCCGACTCGTTCCGCAGGGTGTTCGCCGAGCGCAAGAAGGAACTGCGCGGGCCGCCCGGCAGCACACGGCAGCTCGTGTGACGCGCGCGCTCGCGGTCTCCTTCATCGTCGTGGCCGCGCTCGGCACGATTTGGGCGCTGCTCGTGCTCGACGAGATCGTCGGCTTCACGCGCTGGCTCGATCGGCTCGAGCGCCGCTTCTGGATGCGCTGGTATCTGCGGCGGCACCCGCGCTGCCGGCGCGACGCGGAGTGCTTGCTCGACGATGGTCACAAGGGCGATTGCGACACGGAGCCGTACACATGAGCGGGCCGGGGATTTGCTACTGCGGCGCGTACGGCGGCGGCCTTCACACGAAATCGAGTCTTTGCCCTAAACGGGGAGAGCCCATGCAGATGCTCACCGAGTTCCGCTACACCGACACGTTCGCGCCCGCGCACGAACGAGAATGGCGCTTTGCCGGAGAGATCGACGGCGGCGTGGTCGTGTGCGCGTACGACGACAACGGTGTCGAGTTCGATCGGGTGAAGCTCAAGCGACAGGGCGCGTTCATCGTGCACGAGCTCCGGCCGTCGACGTTCGTGCCCGACGGCTTCAACTTCCTGCGGCCGCTGGTGGAGATCCGCGAGCGTGCGGCGCTCGTCGGCTTCGTCGGCGACTGGCCGCCGGTGCTCGTGCACAGCGAGCACATACGCAAGGCGTTCGATCTCGGTTACATGCCCGGTATCAAGCGGCCGCCGGAGCGTGGTCGAGTGGAATTCTTCGGGATCCGAGTCGTGTGGGACGAAACGCTGGATCACATGGCGTTATAGGCCGCGCGATCGATCTCGTTGACGTGGGGCGCTTCGGCGCCCTTTTTTTCGTAGGGATCCCCGGTCTATAGTCCGCCGTCACCAACCCGGGAGGATCCCCATGCACCGTCGCCTCTTGCGCAACCCCTGGACCGCGCCCGCCGTTTCGCTGCTGATGATCGCCGCGCTCACCGCGCTCACCGCGTGCTCCGCTCTCAACCCGCTGCACGTCGCGCAGACTCCCGAACAGAAATACGCCGCGGTCAAGCTCACCTATGACGCGCTGCTCACGGTCGCGCAGACGTTCGTAGCCGATCAAACGATCCCGCCCGACGCACGCCGCGCGGTGCAATCCGCGGTGGGCAAAAGTGGGGAGCTCTACAAATCGCTCAACACCGCGTTCGTCGAGTACGTCGCCGCCAAGTCGCAGCTCGCCGCCGGCGCGACGACGTCGGACAAGCTCAACGTAGCGACTACGAACCTCGCGACCTGGGTCGCGCAGCTCGAGGCCGCGGTCGGGCCGCTCGCTGTTCTGCTTCACCGCTAATCGGAGATCATCATGCAAGTCGTCGCCATTCTGAATTTCTTGAACGTGTTCACCAAACTGCTCGCCGAGCGCAGCACCTCGCACGACGGCACGATCAAGCTCTTGCAGTTCGGCACCAAGGCGATCGAGCTCGGCGCGGAGGGTGTCGCGCTGCTCGAGCAAGCCACGGCGAAGGTGCAAACGATGGTCGACGAGAACCGCGGGCTCACCGAGGAGGAGGACGCGGCGCTTGATGCTTCGATACAGGCGAAGCTCGACGCGATCGCCGCGACCAAGATCGATGCGTAGCCGTCGGCCGTACTTCCCCGCGCCGATCGACTACGTGCTCGGCGCGCTCGTCTTCGCGGGCATCGTTGGGCTCGCGGTGATCTCGTGCACCGAGGCGCGCGCGGCGACCAACTCCGTGCAGATTTGCCGCGACCCGACGATGGTCGGCCACGTTGCGCAGGACTGCATCGCGTCGCTCAAGTGGGACATCCCGGGAATCAACGACCTCGTGCTCACGCGGCCGCCGACGTCGACGGAGCAGTGGGGCAACACGACGACGTGGCAACTCTTGCACGTGGTCGCGCCGCCGGCGCAGATTCGCACGTGCCCGCTCGATCTCGCGCTGCCGGCGATCCACGGCAACGGGATCCCCGATCCCTGCGGCAGCTCGCAAGTGTGGGTTACGGCGCCGAGCGGTCAGAGCGTGCGGATCACGTGCACCCCGCCGACCACGAACACCGACGCCACGCCGATCGGCCCGACGCAACTCCCTCTCAGCTTCTACTTTTGGGAGGGGCTCATGCCGGGGCCGGTGTATCGCCAGGTGAGCCCGCTGATCTCCGGCTGCGATTACACGTTCCCCAACCTCGAGGCCGGGAATCACTACTTTGTCGCGATCACCCAAGACGCGCTCGGCGCGCGCAGCGGCAGCAGCAACGAGGCGACCAAGACCGTGCTCGCGCCCGGGCAAGCGGCACCGAACCCGCCGACGGCACTCATGGGCACCGTGCCCGCGTCGACGCCGCTCGCGTACACGCTCGCCACGACCAACGAGTCGCTGTTCCCGTTCGCGATCGGCACGGCCAAGCCCGGAGCTCACTGCGACATGACGCAATCGTTCACGGCGCCCACGGCCGCGAGCGGCGCGACTCAGTACCGCGTCAACGTCGCCGACGTCGACTTGAAGCCCGGCGTCAACCCCATCGTGGCGTTCACCACGTGCAATTGATCGAGCGAGTGCGCCGAGCTCTCTGCCGGCTGCTACGCTGCCACCCGCCCCCGTTAAAACCCGGCACGATCCGGGCAGAGGAGTCCCCGCAATGAACGTCTTGATTACCGCCGGCCACCCGACGCAGCGCATCGACAACACGCCCGGCACTGCGGTCACGTGGCGGCTCTTGATGAAGCTGCACGCGGATCCACCGAGCGCCTTCACACCCGTCGGCGCCGATCGCGCGGTCACGGGCGCGAGCGACACCGGCAACGTCAACAGCCTGCCCGACGGCGATTACGACTTCGGGGTGATCTGGCTCGATAGCGACGAGCGTGAAAGCGCGATGGCTGTGACCGAGCTCAACACGACGGTCCCTACGCTGGCGCCCTTGAAGCCGGGCACGGTCGTCGCGGCTCTCGCGTGAACCGAGCCGATCAGTTCATCGCGCGCACGCAAGCGGCGCTGACGTTCGTGCTCGTGTTCGCGTTCATCGGCCTGCTCGTGTACGGCGACGGCGTGCGAGCGGACAAGATCAAAGACGCCGTGTCGCTCGCGGTCGCGTTCTGGCTGATGCGCTCGAGGCCCGGAGCTCCGGCCGCAGTCGTCGACGTCGAGCCCAACACCGACGTCACCACGACGACGACGGCGAGCTCGAGGACCGCGTCGCCGGCGACACCGAATCAACCGTAGCGGGCGAGCCGCCCCGGCCGGAGTGATCTCCGGCCGGGTGCGCTCCGAGCTACCGCGTAATCAGCTCGCGCAAGAGGCGCGCGCTCTCCTCGATCCGAGGCAGGGTGTTTATCAAGTCACGCTGCGCGCGGAAGTAACGACCCTTCGGATTCCACCGCTTCGAGAGCTCGACGGCGATCGCGGCGTCGGCCTCGATTCGATAGAGTCGACGTCGGATGTTGCTCGGTGTAGGCTTGGTCGCGGATCTCATCGATCTGACTCCTGTGTTGTGATAGACCACCCCGCCAGGCGCGCAAACGCTTGGCGGGACTCAGGATAATTATCTCACGGACGGAAGTATGCGGGTCGCAGAGGCGCCAATCGCGCCGATTTTGCGATTTGATCAATCGCTTACGTTCGGTTTGCGCACGCCGCGCCTCACTCTCAGACCATTGTTGGAGCAACAACGCGAGGCGTGCCCGATTTCGGCGGTTGAGCGAACGCGATCTCGCGCGTGCCAGCGCTCGGCCGGATCCACAGCGTCGCCGGCCGATCGGTCACGATGCAGCCGAGCACGAGCTCGAGCGCGTCCTTGGACATCAAGAGCGACGGCGTGTTGTCGTAGATCACCGTGTTAGTGCCCGGCGCGATGCAGCCCTCGAGCTCGTCGGCTTGGGTCGCGGGATGGATCAGGATCGCGAAGCGTCCCCACTTCTGCCCGGCCGGCAGCGCGTCGCGATAGACGCCGAGCGCTTCGTTGACGATCTGCAACGTGTGCGGGTGTCGCTCGCTCTCGTGCGGGTAGAGCTTGTACAAGCCGTCAGGGACGCACGAGATTCGCGGCATACCCCCGAGCCCGGCCGGGTTGGGGATCCACGGCCGCTCGAGCGAATGGAGCGCGTAGGGCACGCCCGGCAGCAGGATCCGGCCGAGGGTCGCTTGCGACATGTAGCAGTTGCGGACGATCGTAAGCTGCTCGGCGCCAGGTGATGACATAGGGCTCTCCGTGGTTTATTGTTCGCGGGTCCACAAATTACCATACGAATAGGACCGCACAGAAATGGCACGAAAAGCAACGTCCGCGTCCCTCTTTGGGATGCCTCAAGCGCTGGCCGACGCGATTCTCGCCGAGCTCCCGGTCGAGCAGCGCGCCGCACTCATGGAGAAGAATCCGCGCGCGCTCATGGAGCTCGCGATCGAGACCGCCGACCGCGTGCGCGAGCTCGTGGCGTTCGGCAGCGCCGAGGATCCGCCCGGCCGAGCGGCGACCTGATGGCTAAGGACAAAGAGCCCGCCGAGCGCGGCATCAAGTTCAAGGTGCGCCCGTCGATCGTCTCCAATGTCGTGATCTCGCCCGAGAAGCACGGCAAGGAGTTCGTCGAAAAGCATGACGTGATCTTTGAGCAGCTCCTCGAGAAAGCCGAAGTCGGGCAATTCTTCGAGCCGATCGACGGCGTCGACGCGATCGAATTTTTCTGGACCGACGAGGGCCTACTCCGCTACGCCGAGCTCGGACACTTGCCGATCGACTTGAAAGCGCTCGGCATCGTGAAGCTCGGCTACGTGAAGGGCTCCGCGATCGAGTTCACGGGCACGCTCAAGAAGCTCTCGATCGAGATCAAGGACGATTACCGCGCGACGCTCTACGGTCAGGTGCGCGTCGATCCGGGCAACCATCACAAGATGCTCGCGCAGCTCAAGGTCGAGCACGCCTGCAAGCTCGGATTCGACGGCGCCGTCGACGAGAAGCACGAGCCCGGCGACGACGACTCGCAGGCAGAGCTCCCGGTATAGATCCACTAACAACGAACAGGAGACCGACACATGAGCGAAGGTGACATCGAGCGCGAAATTCAGGCGAAGGGACTCACGGCCGCACGGCTCACGCCGCAGCAGATCGACGCGACGATCGCCGCGGAGCAGTACCACGTATTCGAGGGCACGACGCTCACCGTGTGCGTGCTCACGCTGCGCAACGGCTTCACCGTCACGGGCGAGAGCGCCGCGGTGTCGCCGGCCAACTTCGACGAGGAGCTCGGCCGCAAGATCGCGCGCGGCCACGCTCGCGACAAGATCTGGCAGCTCGAGGGTTACTTGCTGCGCGAGCTGATCTTCCGCAGCGGCCCGAACGCCCTCACGAACGAGACGCCCAACCCCCGGCCGTGAGCCACGACGTTCAGCGCTGCGACTGCGGCGCGCTATTCGTGTACCTCAAGACCAAGGCCGGGCGGCACATGCCGGTGAATTGGGACGGCACCGTGATCCCGCTCGATACCCACTACGTGCACGGCCGGCATACGTCGCACTTCGCGACCTGTCCGAACGCTCTCAAGCACCGCAAACCAAGGCGCCCATGACCGACGAAAACAAGACGCTCAAAGAAGCTCGAGACGAGACGCGCGCGGCAATCCTCGCCGGCGCCAAGGTCACGTGTCCGTGTTGCAAGCAGCTCGTCAAGATCTACCCTCGGCCGATCAGCGCGCAGATGGCTCGATGGTTGATCGCGCTCGTTCGTATGCACGCGAAGGATCCGCATTGGATCCACGTGCACGAGATCGGCGTCGCGCTCGGGCTCGGTCCCAAGGCGCACGCCGCGGACTTCGCGAAGCTGCGCTACTGGCATTTGATCGAGTCGCGCGAGAAGGACAGCGACGACACGACGCGGCGATCGTCGGGGTACTGGCGCCCGACCGACCACGGGATCGGCTTCGTTCGCGACTCGGTGCGCGTGCCGAGCCACGCCAAGATCTACGACGCGCATTTTCTCGGCTGGAAGGATCCGAACAAGCTCGTCACGATCCGCGACTCGCTGCGCAAAGAGTTCAACTACGACGAGCTCATGCGGACGCCGCTGAAATGATCGCGGGCATCGATCCCGGGGTGAGCGGCGCGATCGCGTTCCTGAGCATGTTGCCCGAGCTCGGTGTCGCGGAGCTCGTCGACATGCCGGTTATGCAGCGCGGCAAGACTGGTAACAAGCAGCAAATCAACGGCGCGGCGCTCGGCGCGGTGTTCCGCTCCTTCACCGATCGCGGGCTCAAGATCTCGCACGTGTACCTCGAGCACGTCATGGGCGCGCCCCGCAAAACCGGCGGCGGCTCGGTGATGGGTGCGGCCAGCGCGTTCAACTTCGGGCACTCGTTCGGCGTGATCGAGGGCGTGCTCGGCGCGCTGCAACTGCCCTACTCGCTCATCACGCCGGGCGTGTGGAAAAAGGCCGCGAACCTGATCGGCGCCGAGAAGGACATGTCTCGCACGCGCGCGATTCAGCTATTCCCGCACTGCGCCGACCAGCTCGAGCGCAAGAAGGACATCGGCCGCGCCGAGGCGCTCTTGATCGCACACTTCGGCCGGGCGCTCGCGTGAAGGACGTCGACGACTTCGGCTTGCCGCTGATCGTGAAGCCGTTCCGGCCGCTCACCGGCGGGTGGGAGCCCGTCGAGGTCGCGTGGCCGCGCGATCGCCGGCAACCGTACGTGATCGAGAAGTACTACAACCGCGGCCAAGAGCTCCAAGTCATCACGGCGATCGAAATGGTCGAGCCCGACGACCTGGTCGTGCGGCCGCGGCGCGCAGAGTTCCACGTATCCGTTTCGGGCTTGAAGTGGATGGCACCCGCACCCTACCGCGTGAGCGACTCTCGAGCTCGGTGGGCGATGAAGCAATTCGGCTACGCCGGCTACACCGAAGACAATCACGTGCCCGGCGGCATCGCGCGCAATTACTGGCGCCCCGTCGACGATCACTTCCAAGGCGAAGTCTGCAAGTGCCTCGAGCGCGAGCCGACCATGCGCGAAATGAAAGGCGACTACGTGTGGCGCGGCTGACGTGAAGTGCTCGATCGTCGAGCTCCCCGACGGCGGTCGCGCGATCGTCTGCGGGAGTCGCCGCTACGTCGTGCAACGCTGCGCGTGCGGCGCCGAAGCGACGAAGCTCTGCGACTGGATCCTCACGCGATCGCGCGCGCCCATGTTCGGGATCGGCACGGGCACGATCACGACATGCGACGCGCCGCTCTGTGAGAAGTGCACGACGTCGCCGGCCGAGGGCAAGGATCTATGTGCCAAGCACGCTCAGGTGTGGCGCGACGGTACGCGGCAACAAGCGCTCCCGCTTTGAGCAAGGTTAAATCGGCTACCTTTTCGTAGACCGCTGATCTACACTCCGAACGCCGCCGGCATTCCGTCGGCGGACGTTCGCGGGCACGGAGTCCCGCAACCGATTGGAGTACTGCACATGTCTACGAACCTGATCCAAGCATCCCGCCAGTGGGCGACCCGCCCGGCCGATCAACGCTTCACGTCCCTGCCCTCGCTCCTCGAGCGCTGCACGCAATTCCGCGCGAGCGCTGACGCCAAGGTGATCCCGAACCGCGCGATCAACGTGATCGCGGACCCGTCCGACGATCTGCGCGGCATCCTGCTCGAAGGTCCGAACGGCGTGCCCGTCGCGCCGTCCAATTGGGCGTTCGGCCAGCTCGCCGGCCTCGCCAAGTTTCCGACTGCACCGCTGCGCGAGCTGCCCTCGCCGCTCGTGGCCGACATCCTGAACTACAAGATGCAAGTACAGCGCGGCGTCGAGTCGGTCGGCGTGATGACCGCCGCGAACGTCGACGGTGCGGGCGAGCGCGTGCTCGCGTGCGCGACCGGGCCGAACTACGGGCGCATGTGGAATGCCGACATCACGAGCGCGTTGATCGAGCGCTTCGGCGACGGCGTGTCGGGCTACTGGCGCGTGCCCGGGGAATTCGGCGTCGCGGTCCCGGTCACGAAGGAAAACACCACGCTCTACGCGAGCGATCGCGACATGTTCATCTTTCTCGCCGACGAGGAGCGGCGCATCGAGATCCCGAACCGCCGCGACGGCAAGGCCGGCGGTCTCGCGCGCGGCTTCTTTCTGTGGAACTCGGAACTCGGCTCGCGCTCGCTCGGCTTCGCCGCGTTCCTGTTCGACTACGCATGTCGCAACCGCACGGTGTGGGGTGCGGAGGGCTATCGCGAGATCCGCATTTCGCACACGGCCGGCGTCTCGTACCGCTGGCTCGAGGAAGTGATTCCGCAGCTCGAGGCGTACGCCAAGTCGAGCGCGGAGCCCGTCGTGCGTCAAATCACGAACGCTCAGGGCAAGTCGCTCGGCGACGAGGACTCGGTGCGCAAGTTTCTCACCGGCCGCAAGTTCAGCGGCGCGCAGGCTTCCGCGATCATGGCCGCGCACGTGAGCGACGAGGGCAAGCCGATCGAGACCATTTGGGACGCGGTCACGGGCATCACGGCCTATGCGCGCACGCAGCCCTACCAAGACGAGCGCGTGGATCTTGAGCGGGAGGCGGGCAAGGTGCTCGAGCTCGCGCGATGAAAATCGCGGTGATTCTTGAGAACGCGCCCGACGTGGAGTTCTGTCGGGAGGAGTTCGAGGTCGCGGACGACCACGAGGATTTCAACGACGCCGTCGACGAGGCGGCTACCAAAATCGTCGAGGGTTGGATCCTCTCGGTGGGAGACAGGATCAAGATCGTCGAGCTCGAGGGCGACGCGAGTCTCGTGAACCGCGCGATGGCACGCAAGCTCGCGATCGGGGCCGCGGTCGACGTGGCGGGGTTCGAGCGGCTCGGACCCTACTACGTCGTGCCCAAGGCGCAGGCGATCGACGTCGACTTCTGCGACGCAAGCCGCGAGGCGTGGATCTGGTCGATCGGTCGCGCCGAGCGGCCGTTCACGTTCAAGCACGCCGACACGTCGTACGTGGTCCCGGTCGGGATGGTGCTCGCGTCGCTCTGGAACGACATGTATCAACGGGAAGGAGTCGAGTGCTTATGGCTACGCTAAACGCGGTCGAGCTCTTGGCGCGTCTCAAGCCGCTCGTTGCGGCGGCGCGCTCGTGGCACAACTTCCACCACGGCTCGAGCGTCGTGCAGTGCGACGCGATCTGTGACGCGCTGCCCGAGGCGGAGGAGGCGGTGCGCGAGCTCGAGGCGACCGGCACGCACACGTTCAAGGCGACCGAAGGGTTCTCGGACTGTTGCGTGATCTGCGGGGAGTCGGAAAGCTCGCACGAGTAGAGGGGGGAGGAAGGACGGGCCGGCGGCCGTGAGTGGCGCCGGCCTTTCCATGTCTACGGCGGGGAGCGCGGCGGCAACCGTCCCTCGACACGCCCGAGCCCGACGGCCAGCCGGTTGATCTTCTCGTGCAGCGCCGAGCGGCTGTGCTCCGAGAGCTCGCGATCGCGACGGATCTCGCGCAGCAATTCCTTGTCGTCGCTCATGTGCTGGCGCACTTGCTCGACGAGCTGCTCGATCTCTTGCTTGTCGACCTTGCCGTTGACGTCTTGCACCGTGCGACGCCAAACAATCCCGAGCAACGTGCTCAGAGCAACAGATAGGGTCAAGGCAACCTCGCGCCAACCGAAAACGACAGAGCTGACCGGGTCCACGACCGGGTCGCTCACTTCGGCTTGCCGCACTGTTGCATGGTTCCACCTATCCGCGCACGCCGGCATAAACCGAACGGGCCAGGCGCGGGCATCGTAGCGAGCGAAGTCCACCGCCGCTATAGTCCCGGCGCTGAAAACCTCGAATGCACAAACGAGGAGAGAAGTGAAGAAGAAGACACGCGCGCGCTCGAAACGCGCTAAGACAAAGCCCACGCGCCGCGGCCGTCCGATGCGTATCGTCGACGTGACACGCGGGGGAGGGCGCCCCACCAAGTACGTTGCACAGTACGCACACATAGCCGAAGTGATGGCCGCCGGCGGTCAGACCCTCACCGAGATCGCACGAGCGCTCGAGGTTCACATCGACACGCTTTGGCAGTGGCGCGTCGAGAATCCAGAGTTTTCCGAAGCGCTCAAAACCGCGCGCGAGATAGCGACGTCGCGCGTCGAGGCGTCGCTCTATCACCGCGCGATCGGCTACCAGGTCGAGAGCACGAAGATCCTGCAAAACGGCGGCCAGGTGATCGCGGTCAAGCACATCGAGCACTACCCACCGGATCCCGCGTCGATGATCTGGTGGCTCAAGAACTGCGCGCCGACGCGCTGGCGCGAGCACCCGCTCACGCCCGAAGACGAGACGCCGGCGAAGCCCGAGCAGCTCATGACGCTCGAGGAGATACACGCCGAGCTCGCGGAGCTCGAGCGCACGCGCATCGCGCTCGCCAAGGTGCTCGAGCTCCCGCTGCTACCGGCGGCGACGAACGGCCACGGAACGAACGGCGGCGGCAATGGCAGCGGCAGCAACAACGGCCACGGCTGACGCGGTCGCGCACATGCGCGCCACGCTGACGAAAGCGCGGCGGCTCAACCTCGAGCTCGAGCGCCGAGCGCGGGCGTGCGCGTCGCTGGTGGAGTTCGCACGCTTCATCGAGATCCCGGGTGCGGCGACCGTCGACGTCGATGCGTGGACCGAGGAGGAGCTCGACGACCTCGACAAGCCGCTCACGTTCCGGCCGATCGAGACCGCGGTCACTGCGCACCACCGCGTGATGCTCGAGGAGATTCAGCTCTGTATGCAGACCGCCGGCGGCCGGCTGATGATCTTGGCGCCGCCCGGATCCGCCAAGAGCACGTATGCGAGCGTGGTCGCGCCGCCGTGGGCGATGGGACGCTGGCCCGGGTACCGCGTGCTCCTCACGTCCTACGCCAGCAGGCTCGCCCGCAAGCACGGCCGCCGAGCGCTGCACATCGCCCGCACCGAGCGTTACGCCTCGATCTTCCCGTCGATGCCGCACGTGAGCTCTGACGCGAGCGCGGCGCACGAGTGGTCGCTCACGAACGCCAGCGAGTTCATGGCCGCCGGTATCCTCGCCGGCATCACCGGCAACCGTGCGAACGCGGCGATCGTCGACGACCCGATCGCGGGCCGCCAGGAAGCGGAGAGCCCGACGATCCGCGCGAACACGTGGGAGGCGTTCAAGGACGACGTCGAGAGCCGGCTGCTGCCCGGCGGGTGTCTCGTGGTCATCAACACGCGGTGGCACCAAGACGATCTCAGCGGCTCGATCCTGCCCGACGACTACGACGGTCGCAGCGGCCCCGTCGTGTGCAAGGACGGGCGCACGTGGCGGGTGCTCAACATCCCCGCCCGTGCCGAGCGCTCAGACGATCCCGTGGGCCGTGCGGTCGGCGAGTATCTGTGGCCCGAGTGGTTCCCGCTCGCGCACTGGCAGGCGCTTGAGAACGACACGACACCGCTCGGACAGCGCACATGGACATCGCTGTACCAAGGGCGCCCGACGGGGGCGAGCGGCCGCGACTTCAAGCGCGAGGATGCGCTCTGGTACGACGAGGCCGAGCTCCCGAAGCGTCTCTCGTACTACGGCGCCAGCGACTTCGCCGTGAAGGATCCCGACAAGGACAAGGCCGCGGCGGGCCGCGTCGACTTCTCCGAGCACGGCGTCGTCGGCATGGATGAGACCGGCGATCTATGGTTCATCGCCTGGTGGAGCGGGCAGAAAGAGACCGACGAATCGATCGACGCGCTGCTCGAGCTCGCGCAGCCGTTCAAGCCGTCGGAGTGGTGGGATGAGGGCGGCACGATCGACAAAGCGATCAGGCCGGCGCTGCGTCGTCGGATGCGTGAGCGCAGCAACGCCAAGGACGCGAAGGGTCGACAAACGAGCTACTACGTCAAGGTCGAGGCGCTCGTGCAGATTGCGGACAAGCGGGCGAAGTGCCAATCTTTCGCCGCGCGCTACCAGGGGCGAACGACACATTGGCCGAGATCGCAGCCGTGGGCGCACGCGGTGATCGATCAGCTCGTGAACTTCGGCGCGCATCGCTACGACGACAAGTACGACGTCTGCGGGCTGATCGGCCGGGGCATCGACAAGATGCTCGAGGCACCGAAGCCGCCGCCCGAGCGCGTCATGGGTCCGAAGCCGTTCACGGGGAAATGGGTGGAGTATCAAGAGCCGAAGTCGGGGCCGCGCTACAGGTGAGCAAGCGAGCGCGTGGTCACTGGCCGATCGCCGCCTCGAGCTCGCGGCGCCCTCTCATCCCGCAAGCCCCGCTGCCGATCATCAAGCCGCTCGCGCGCGCCGTGCGTGCGCTCATGGGCGGGGGCTACGCGAACGTCGTGGCGCTCTCGAGGCGCGCGTCGCTGCGCATCTTCGCGATGATCGAGCAGCAGCAACGCGACGAGCGTGCGGCGTGATCCTTTGCATCGCCGGCGTGCACCACGTGGTCGGAGATCTCGGCGGTCACTTGCTCGAGATCGAGTCGGCGTATTGGTCGACCGGCTTCGACCCGCGGTATCGCTCGTGAGCTGCGCAACCTGTGCCCGGATCCGCAAGCGGCTCGCCGAGGTCGCGCGCCGAGCTCGCGATCGCGCGGCCGCGGTGCTCGAGCTCAGGCGCCGACGCAAGCGCACGCCGATCGCGTTCACGAACGAGGGCGGCACGTACGAATACGACGGCCGCCGGATCAACCCGAGGAGCCCGCAGTAATGGCGATCGAAGACAGCACGACACCGACCGCTGACGCGGTGCAGCCGGCCGAGGGCGCGACCGCGCCGCTCGACACCGGGCCGAACACTCAAGTCGACGAGAGCGAGCGGCTCGAGGAAAAGACCGTCGAGGATCTCGCGAACGAGTGGAAGCAGGCGCGCGAGTTCGACTCACCCGCGTACAACCAGGTCGCGCGCGATCGCAAGTACGTCGCCGGCACCGACGGTGCGGATTGGGCGGTGAACGCGAACCTTCTCGGCTCGTACATCGACATCCTTGTGAGCTTTATCTACGCGCGCAATCCAAAGGTCTCGGTGCGCCCGGCCGAGCAGACCGGGCAAGCGGCGCAGTCGGATCGGCAGAACTTCGCCAAGACGCTACAGATCGTCATCACGCGCCTCTGGCTCTCCGGCAAGCTCAAGAAAGCGATGAAGCGCGTCGTCCGCTCCGCGTTCTCCGTGTCGACGGGCTGGTTCAAAGCGTCGATGCTGATGCAGACCGAGCTCGATCCGATCGTGCAGCACGAGCTCGAGGACGTGCAGGACGCGCTCGCGCGCATCGGCTCGCTCGAGGCGCGCATGAGCGACGTCGACGGCGGGGATCCGATCGACAAGGAAGTGGCCGCCAGCGAGCTCAAGCTGCAACTCGAGGCGCTCGAGAGCAAGGTCGAGATGATCGTCGGGTATCTGTTCGCGATCGACTTCTGCCCGTGCGATCAAGTGCAAGTGTCCCTCGACGTGCGCGACATCGACGACTACCTCGCGGCCGGGTGGGTCGGCGATGAGATCTTCGTCAAAAAGACCGAGCTCGCCGGGCGCTTCCCACGGCTCAAAGCCGACGATCTCAAGCGCGCGACGGTGTACTACCAGCGATCGCCGACGGAGTACTCGCGCTACGAGACGGTCGAGGGCGCAGCCGGGGGCGACATCGGCATCGTGGGCGCGCCGGATCCGCACGGCGAAGCCAGCGCGTACACGACCAACATGGGCGCCGCCGGAATGCGTGGATCCACGATCAACGACTCGAGCGGCAAGCCCGTCGAGTACGCGAAGATCGTCGAGACGTGGGACAAGCGCGACCAGCACATCAAGACCCGGATCGAGGGCGTGAAGAAATGGGCGAAGCTGCCGTATCAACCGCAGTTCGTGACCGCGCGGTTCTATCCGTACTTCTACGTTGACTTCTTCCCCGTCGACGGCGAGCGCTGGCCTCAGTCGCTCACGTTCCGCCTCGCGAAGCTGCAAGACGAGTACGCGGGCACGCGCTCGAGCTTTAGGCTCACGCGCCAGCGCGCGATCCCGGGCACGATCGTCAACGGCACGCAAGTCGAGGCGGCCGACCTCGACAAGATCAGGAAGGGCACACAGGACGAGTACATCGTCATCACGCCGCGCGACCAAGAAGCGGACATGAACAAGCTGTTCGCCGCGAAGCCAATGCCCACGATCGACCCGCGCCTCTTTGACACCGCGCCGATCGTCGGGGACATGGAGAAGATCTCGGGCGTACAAGAGGCGCTGCAAACGTCGCAGACGATGGTCAAGACCGCGACGCAAGCCGACATCGAGCAGCAGGGGTTCAGCGCGCGCAGCACGAGCGAGCGCGACTGCGTCGAGGACACGTTGACCGAGTTCGCGGTGTACACGGCGCAGCTCGCGTTACAAGCGCTCACGCACAACGACGTCGTGAAGATGGCCGGTCCACTCGCGTTCTGGCCGGAAGGCTTGCCCACCGAGACGATCACGACGCTGCTCGACATCGAGATCGAGGCGGGCTCCACGGGCCGCCCGAACGCCACGCAAGAGCGTGATGCGTGGACGACGCTGCTGCCGCTGCTCACGCCGCTGATCGAGAAGATCTACGCGATGCAGGCCGCGCCGATCGCGCAGGCTTACATCGAGATCCTGCGCGAGACGTTCAGCCGCTTCGACGACCGCATCGACGTCGAGCGCTTCCTGCCCGGCATCAAGGTCGGCGCGCAAAACGCGCTGCCACCGGATCCCATGCTCGGCGGCCGCGGGCCGAACGGTCTCATGCTGCCGCCACCCGACGGCGGTGGAATGCCCGGACCAGGCGCCGGCCCCGCGCAACCCGGCCAGGGCGGCGTACAGGCGCCCGACGACGTCGCCTCGACCGATCCGCAAGCGAGCCCGATCCTGCCGCCTCGAGGGCAGCAGCCGGCGCTTGCGGCCGCGTAACCACAACGACGAAAGGACCGCACACGTGCCACCCGAAGAAAACATCGAACAAGTCCCGACGCTCGAGAGCGTGATCGACAGCGCGATCGCGGAGGCGAGCCCGGAAGGAAGCCCGAACCGTGAGCCGGCAGGAGACGACGACGATGGGAGTACGCAAACACCGGATCCCGCAGCCGCGGCCGGGGATGAAGCACAAGCCGCAGCCGCCGCGGCCGCCGCAGCAGCCGAAGCCGGCGCCGGGGGTGACGCTGACGATAAGGCCGGAGACGGATCCGGCGACGCTGGCAAGGCTAAACCAGGCGGCGAGAGCGCCGCGGGTAAGGGTGGGGGCGAAGGGAAGCCAGGTGCGAAGGCCGCAGAGGTAAAGCCCAACGGCGAGGACAAGAGCGCGCTCGAGGCGAGCGAGGCCGCCGCGGCCGCCGCGGCGAAGCCCAAGCCGCCCGACGTCGTCAACGATCCGATCCCCGAGGAGGTCAAGGGCAAGACCCGCGCGCGCATGACGTCGCTCATCGACTCGCACAAGGCGACGACCAAAGAGCTCGAGGAGTCGCAGGGCCAGGTCGACACGTTCCTGAAAGCGATCAGCGAGACGGGCGCGGATCCCGACACGTTCGCGCGGCACGTCGAAGTGCTCAGGCTCATCAACTCCGCGGATCCCGTCGAGCAGCGTGCCGCGGTCAAGGCGCTGCGCGGCGTGGCCGATCGGCTCGCGAAAGATCTCGGTGAGACCGAGCCCGGCAAGGAGCTCGAGGGACACCCCGACTTGCTCGAGGAGCTCGAGGCCGGCGACATCACGCGCGCTCGCGCGCTCGAGATCGCCAACGGGCGCAACGAGAAGAAGGCGAGCGACGCTCGAGCCGCGCGCGCGAAGGAGACCAACGACGCGACCGCAGCGGAGACCGCGGCCGTGACGACCGCGCGCAACGAGCTCAACGTGCTCGAGCAGGAGCTCGCCAAGAGCGATCCGCTCTACTACCGCAAGCGCGAGGCGATCGAGGGCGCTGCCAAGGCGCTCATCCCGACGATCCATCCGACGCGCTGGAAGGCCGCGTACAAGCGCCTGTACGACTCCGTCGACGTCGCGACGCTGCCCCGTGCTCAACCGCGTGTCGGCGACGGTGGCGTGCGCCACGTGGCTCGAGGCACGGGTGAGCGCCAGCCGCAGCGACCGCGCCAAGGTGCGGGCGGCGGCCCCGTCAAGCTGCCGACGTCGATCGAGGAAGCCATCGACTTCGGTATCGAGCAAGCGCGGCGCTGATGGACGACGACGAGATCCCGTGGACGCTCGCCGAGCTCGTGAAGATCGACGATCTCTTGAACGAGCAGTCGGGGATCCAACCCGTCACCGAGGCGCTGCGCTTGTTGCTCGCGCCGATCGTGAAGCAGCTCATCAAACGGAAACAGGAGTAGCGCTATGCCGTGGGATCCGAAAGACGCGAAGCGTCACACCAAGAAGGCGAACACCGCGAAGAAGGGCCGCCAGTGGTCCGACGTCGCGAACAGCGTGCTCAAGCGCGGCGGCGGCGAGGGCTCGGCGATCCGGCAAGCAAACGCGGTCGCGGCGGGCACCGCGAAGCACGGCGCGCCGAAGTTTCGCAAGAAGCGCGCGGCGCCGGCGAGCGCGCTCGAGGCGGTGAATCAGGGCGTCGAGGACGGGAGTAGGTAGCGATGAAGCTCACGAGCATGAAGGTCAAGAAGCGCGACAAGGAGAAGACGCTCGGGATGATGTCACCGTCGGCCGTCGGCGACGGCGATCAGTACCCGTACGGCTTGCGGATCCGGCTCGAGAACGAGCAGCTCGACAAGCTCGGGTTCAAGGACATGCCCAAGGTCGGCGACTACCTCACGATCGAGGCCGAGTGCTGCGTGATCTCGACGTCGCAAAACACGAACCAGGGTGGCGACGAGCGGCGCAACCTCGAGCTACAGATCGAAAAGATCGGCTGCGAGGAGGACGACGACGGCGACGACGTCGCGGCGGTCTCCAAGGGCGTCAAGAAAGCGGACGACGACTATGCCTAAGGGCGCCTCACCGTATCTGCCGATGTGCCGCTACGCCGTCGAGCAGCTCCACGCGCGCGGCGGCTTCCTGTTCATCGAGCAGGGCATGTACGGCGACTCGTGGTGCTGCTACGCCCCACCCGAGGTCGCGGCTCGTATGCCGGAGTTCCTCGAGGACGCGGCCGCCGATCTCGAGGGGCAGGGCACGCGCGAGAGCTCGCGCTTTGTCGCGCCGCTCACCGCGACGGGGGACATGTACCGCGACGCGGCCGAGGCGGCGTGCAAAGCGGCCGAGGCGCGGATCGCGTTCATCCTCTTGATCGAGGGCAACCGCGGCACCGCGTGGTCGATGTTCGCGCCCCCGAGCGTCAACGCGCTGAACATGGCGGCACTCCTGCGCGGCTTCGCGTACGATCTCAAGGGCGAGGAGCCCGTGCTCCGCAACGAAGCGTCGATCAACTAACAACGAAGAAGGCGCACCCATGCGCTTGAATGTCTCCGGCTGGTACGTGCCCGACGTCTTGCTCGAGGGCGAGCCGGATCCCGTCGAATCGCAGCGCAACGAGTGCGACGATCAGATCGCGGCCGCGCTGCCGCACATCACGTGTCACGAGCTCGTCGTGCAGGCCGGCGGCCGCGTGGGTCTCTGGCCGTGTGCGCTCGCGCAGTGGTTCGCCAAGGTCGTTACGCTCGAGCCGGATCCGGTCAACTTCGAGTGCCTCGCCGCCAACGTCGCCAAGCACGCGAACGTCGTGCCGTTCAACGCCGCGTTCGGCCGCAGTAACCGCTTTGGCTATCTCAATCGCTCCGATCAGTCGGGCGGCGAACACTATCTGCGGCCGCTCGGCGAGCGCCCCGCGCGCAACGTGCACAGCACGCGCGTACAGGTGATCGACGTCGACACGATGATCGCGGAGGAGGGCGGGCGCGTCGGCGCGATGTTCCTCGACGTCGAGGGCTACGAAATGGAAGCGCTTGCCGGCGCGCGTGAGACGCTGCGCAAGCACAAGCCGACGCTGGTGCTCGAGGAGAACGCGCTCTGTCACCGCTACGGCTACGATCGCGGCGACCTCAAGCGGTGGCTCTCGGCGTTCGGCTACGCTGAGGTCGGCACGTTCACCAAGCTCGCGCCCGAGATCCAGAACGACGGCTACTTCCGCGGCGCCGATCTCATCTTCGCGCCCGCATGAGGATCCTCGTGCAGCGACGCGCGGACGGCGTCGGCGATTGGCTGTTCATGCTCGCGTGCATCAAGCACTACAACGCGCAGGCGAGCGACGTGATGTTCTACGTCGACTTCGAGCTGCGCGCTCGATCGAACGTCGACCGCTCGCTGCCGCCGATCATCCGGCAGGCGTTTGAGGCGAGCGACGTCACGTGGTATCGCGCTGATGATCTCGCCGGCATCGAGTTCGACCTCGTGATCCCGCACGTGGTCTACAAGATCCGCGAGGACGTGCCGTATCTCGAGTCGATGCTCGCGAACCTCGTCTCCCAAATCGGGCGCGACGTGCGCTACAACCCCGAACTCCTGCCGCGGTTCATCTTCCCCGAGCTCGCGGACCGGCCGCGCAAGTACATGGTCACGGTGTCGCAGGGCAAGCGCGAGACCGCGCACAAGGATTGGCAGCGCTCCCGCTTCGCCGAGCTCACGTACGAGATCTCCAAGCGCGGCGTCGACGTCGTGCACTTGGGGCTCACGGGCGACGCGCGGCTCACGTACGCGACGCGCGCGTTCATGGGTTGCAGCTTCGACACCGTCGCGGGCGCGCTCGCCGGCGCCGGGTTGTTCGTCGGTCTTGAGAACGGGCTCGCGGTGCTCGCGTCGTGGCTCGGGATCCCGACGGTCGTGCTCTACATGGGCGGCGCCTATCAGGGCACGGACACGCGGATCAATCGATGGAGCGGCCCCGCGATCGCGCGCATGGTGCGCCCGGGCGTGGCCGACGTGTTGGCGATCGCGCGAAAGGAGCTCAAGTGCTGATCGAACGATGTCTCTGTGGATCCGACTCGTGGACGCAAATCGCGATGAAAGGAAAGCTCGTGCTTGCGTCCTGCCTCAACTGCGGGACGAAGTGGCTCGTCACGCACAAAACCGCGGAGTCGTTCGAGAAGTGGTACGCGAGCGGCGACTATCACGACGACGTGCACCGGCATCCCGGCTGTGTCGCATACGCCGAGCGCTACGCCAGCGACTTCGTCGCCGCGCAAAAGCGGCTCGAGCGCTATGCCGATCGCCTGCCTCTGCTGTTCGCGCCCGGACGCCTCGAGCCGGTTCGTATGCTCGACGTCGGCGCGGCCGAGGGCGCGTTCGTCGACGCGGCGCGCGAGCGCGGCCACCTCGCGATCGGGCTCGAGCCCGACGAGCGCTTTGCACGCGAGCACGTGCTGCGCGGCACGATCGCGACGGCGCCGCTCGAGCTCAACACGTACGACCTCGTCACGTATCACGACGTGATCGAGCACGTGGCGGATCCGCTCACCGAGATCCGCTCCGCGGCGTCGCTGCTCGACGCGACCGGCTGCATCGTGATCGAGGTTCCCGACGTGCACGTCAAGGAAGGCGAGAAGCACTACAAGGCCGAGCATCTTTGGTACTTCACGCTGCTATCGCTCGCCGATCTCGTGCACGACGCCGGGCTCGAGGCGACCGCGTTCGACTATCCGATCATGGGCAAACTGGCGGTGTTCGCATGTCGACCACGTTGATCGGAGTGCCGCCGGGCGTCGGCGACGTGTACTGGTGTCTCGCCAAGCTCAAAGCGTTCAAGGCGCACTACGGGCTCGGTCACGTGACGCTCGCGATCCAGAAGACCTCGAAGGATCGCTCGATCGAGTGGCGCACGATGGTCGACTTCGTCGACGACGCACGCTACGTCGCGCTCACACCCGGCAACGCCGCGACCGCCGACTCTGGCTTGTCGCGTAATCACGGCCCGCTCGACTTCGTCATGTGGCCGAACGCGATCGTCGACCGCGGCCGCCACCTGAGCACGTGGTTGCCGGAGCTCGAGCTCGACCTCGACTTCCCGGTGAAGACGACGCCGATGAACGAGAGCCTCGAGAATCGGATCGTGCTCTATCCAAGCGCGGCCGGCGTCAACCGTGCGTGGTTCCCCAAGCGCCGGTCTGACTTCTGGATCGCGCTCGCGGTGGAGCTCGCGAACCGCTTCGGCGTGCCGCCGCTGGTGATCGGCGCGGATTGGGACCACGACAATTCGGATCCGCTCGCCGAGGTTGCGCAATCCCTCGTCGGGCACACGACGCTCGGTCAGGTCGCGTGGATCCTCGAGCACGCGCGCGCGGTCGTCGGGGTGATCTCCGGCATGACGATCCTCGCCAATCACTTCAAGCGCCCGACGCTCGCGTTCGCGCCCGACAAGCATCACCCCGACTTCCCGTACACGTGGGTCCGCAATCAGCCGTGGTATCGCTGCCTGCGCCCGGTGTCGATGTTCGATCCGTCGGCGGCGGTGGAGGCGCTCGCGTGGGCGATCGATGCGAAGGAGTCGCACATCACATTCCGCGGCGTGCCGATCGTGTTCGATCCGGTGACGCCGTGAAGCTGCTCGGCGAAGTGTGCGGCACGTTCACGGGGCCGATCATCGTGGTCGGCGGTGGACCGTCGGCGCCGGCGGCGCTCGAGGCGCTGCGCGACACGTACCAGATCGCGCCGGCGGCGGTGCTCTCGGCGAACGAGCACGGCCACAAGCAGTCGATTTACAAAGTCACGCATAGCGTGTGCTGCGATGCGACGCACGGCGTCACGCGACAGAGCATGGAGAAGGTTCTGCGCCAGCACGGCAAGCCGATCGTCTCGCCGCATCACTTCGCCGACATCCGGCTCGCGGAGTGGAAGCTCGCCGCGAACACAGGGCTAACGGCGATCGCGGTCGCGGTGTACTTCGGCGGGGCGCCCGTGATCGTCGTTGGCGTCGACTGCTATCGCGCGGTGGATCCGCACGCGGGCGTGTACTTCTACGACGAGCGCGCCAAGAGCAACAGCACGACCAAGCACGCCAGCAACTTCGACCGCCAGTTCACGGCGCTCGAGCAGTACATCGGCGCTCGAGCTCCGGTGAGGTTCGTCGGCGGCCACGCGCTCGAGCACTTTCCGCAATGGGATCCGAGCGAGGCGCTCGCGCCGGTGCAGCCGGTGAAGGCGCGCTACTACCGCTCGCTCGCCACGATCGTCATGCAGTGCCGACCGCACGGCCACGTGCAGTTTTCGATGTGCACGGTGGAGCCCGGGCGCCTGTTCGTCGCGTCGCCCAACGAGGCTCGAGGGCTCGTGAACGCGCGCCGCGCCAAGGTGATCGAGACGCACGCGCCGCCCGACGGCTCCGCTCTCAAGCTGCCGCCCGAGCTCGTGCGACCGCCGATCGGCTACCGCCCGAGCCTCGCGCGCGTTTGACGTAAGGCGCGCGCGCGCAGTACATTCCGCCGCGAACGCCTACCTCGCTGATCGCCGCGGTCGCTCCGCGGTAGCGCTGGACCCCGGAAGTCGCGCCCCGCAGGCAAGTGGTTTCACCCATTTGTTCCCGCGGAGGATCAGCACATGTGTCCGTTCACCGTCGAACAGATCGCGTACGCCGGCAAGGCCGCGATCGACTACTACCTCAAGAACGACCCGATCGATCAGATCAACGTCGCCCGCCCGCTGATTAAGAAAGCGATGGAGGGTAAGCAGGACTACGCCGGCGGTCTGCAATTCGTCGTCGAGCAACTGCGCTACAGCAACGACAGCAACTTTCAAAGCTACTTCGGCGACCAACAGGTCACGTACAACCGCAAGCGGACCTTGCAGCAAGCGAAGTACTCGTGGGGCTCGTTCCACGATGGCTTTGGTCTGAACGAGGACGAGCTCGCGCAGAACGGGATCACGATGACGGATGACCGCGACGCGGTGCCGTCGGACGCCGAGAAAGTGCAGCTCACCAATCTCTTGAAGGAAAACCAAGAGACGTTGAAGCTCGGCTTTCAAGAGAACTTCGACATCATGTTGCACCTCGACGGCTCGCAAGACGCCGAGGACATCCCGGGGCTCGACGCGCTCGTCGCGCAGGATCCGGCGGTGGGCATCGTGGGCGGTCTCGACCCGAGCTCTAACTCGTGGTGGGAGAATTACGCCGATCTCAACATCGACACGCCCACGGTCGACCTGATCGATCGGATGGAGATCGCGTGGCGTAAGTGCATTCGAGTCGGCGGCATGGCGCCCGATTTCATCCTCGTCGGCTCGACGTTCGTCGATGCGTACCGCACCGCGGCCGCGAGCAAGAGCGCAGCGTCGGGCATCCAAAAGACGATGCTCGTCGGCGGCGGCAGCGGCAACACCAAGGGCGTCACGATCGACCCGTCGGTCGGATCCGGCATCGAGACCGGCCTCTACTTCAAAGGCGTGCAGCTCACCTGGGATCCGGTCATGGAGCAGCTCGACGACACGTACTCGCCCACGGTGGCGTGGGAGAAGCGCTGCTACATGCTCAACACGCGCTTTATCAAGCTGCGGCCGATCAAAGGTCACTGGCTGGTGTCGCGCAAGCCGCCCCGGGTTTACGACCGCTACGTTCACTATTGGGCGCTCACGTCGAAGGCCGCGTACACGACCGGCAAGCGCAACTCGCAAGCCGTTCTCTCGATCGCGTAGATCGGCGGTCAACGAGCAGCTCAACACTTTAGAGGGACACGAACATGCGTAGTTTGCTTATCGGCCTGGGCATCGATCTCGACTTCGGTGCGACGGCCAGCGGTGCAGCGATCGACATGACCGGGCAGGAGCTCCCGTTCACGCCGGGCAATACGGCGATCGCGGTGATCTCGATCAACAATTGGGCCGAGGGCGAGGCCGTCGCCAAGCTCGCGTTGCAGGGCTCCGACAACGCCTTCTCGGGGTGGGAGGATCTCGCTTTCGCCGGCAGCGGCGCGAGCGGTTGCCCGGTCTCCTACACGGCGGTCCAGATCCCCGATTGGCTGCGCTGGCACACGAGCGGCGTTACCGCGAGCGACGGCCGCGGCTCGATCTACCTGCTATCGAACTAACCGAGAGGGGCGCCCGGGCGTGAGTGCCGGGCGCCCGAGCTCGTAACCGCGCACACGGTTCGCACCACAACCACAACGGAGAACGTCATGCCCCGCAAAACTCTCGTCGACATCCGACGCAGCGAGCTGCACACGCACCGCGCCGACTTCTGGCCGTGGGAGCTCCCGATCCTCGCGTTCATCCACAAGGAACAGATCAAGGAGGTCGGGGAGATCGACTGCGACAACCGCGTGCTCGATCCCGAAGCCGAGTTCGCGCGCCTCGAGCGCCGCTTCGGTTGGGACAAAGAGACGCACGAGGTCCGCGTGCGCGCGATCTACGGCAACGGCCCGCTCGGTGTCGCCAAGCTCGCCGAAGCGATGGAAGGCCACTTGAAAGAGCAGGCCGAGAACGACGGGCGCGTCGCGGCCGAGCTCGACGCCGCGGCCGCCGCCGCCGAGACCGAGGGAGCGCCACCGATCGACGACGCCGAGCAGCCGCGCACGCGCCGCCGCGCGAGCTCGTAGGTTTCTGTGCGGCCCTATTCGTAGGGTCTTGATCGGGCGGCTCGAAAGGGTCGCCCGCTTTTTTTGCGAGGAGCGCGCACGTGGACACAGTCGAATGGGGCTTCTCTAACGACACGTGGCTCGCCTCGTGGGCCATCACGTACGGACTGATCGCCGAGTCGGGCGTCGCGTTTAGCTGCGGCGCTCAGGTTGCGTACAGCGACCAAGCCGCGCTCGCTGCCGACGATTACGTGTGGTCCGCGACCTTCGCGCCGCCGACGGCTCCCTCGCTCACCGCCGGCTGGCTCATGGTGTCCGTGGTCGGCACCGGGCCGATCAACATGTCCAACCCCGGGTTCGTCAATTGCGTGATCCGCTACGGCGGCGTCGATCTCGTGATGACGGGCTTGAAGTTCGACACGATCGAGCACCACGGTTTCGTGCTCGCCGGCGTCGTGCGCGTCGGGGATCTCTCCGGCTTCACCGGCGAGCTGCTCGAGGTCGACTTGAGCTCCGGGTTCACCGGGCAAACGGTTCCGGTCGTGCTCGCGATTCAAGCGGCCTTCTTCGATGGCGTGGCCGATGTCGCGGATCTCGACTTTCAGCTTGGCGACGCCGACACGTTCGTCACGCCGCTCTCGATCGATCCCGCGCCAAGCAACAACGTCGATCTCGTCGTCACCGTGGCCGCGGCCGCGCGCTTGAGCTCGAGCGACACGGGCACGATCGAGAACGCGACCACGGGCTACACCGCGGCCGACGACACGCCCTCGATCAACGGCGGGCTCCTGACGTTCAGCTACTTGATGGCGTGCGACACGAGCTACAACTGCGAGTGCGAGACGGATCCCGAAGCCAAGACGCTCGCCGAGCTGCGCGTCGAAGTGCTCACGCTCACCGGCTACGCGATGCAGGCGAGCAACCCGCCGCCCGGCGTCGAGCAGCAGTACAACGCGCTCTTGCGCACCGCGCAGGGCTATCTCATCACCAAGTATCGAGCGCTTGAGACCGAGCGATTCTTTTCGTGGACGCTCACGCCCGGGATCCGCTACTACGGACTGCGCGACAACCGCAATTGTTGCGACGTCAAGCTCAACAAGTACCGGATCACCGGCGCGTGGTTGCAGGATCTAAATAACGTCTGGTGGCCGCTGATCTATGGGATCGACCCGACGTTCTACACGCTCAACGTCAACTTCGGGTGGCCGGCGTTCTACGAGATCCGCCAGTGCGTCGAGATCTTCCCCGCACCGCAAGCCGCGTACACGCTTTGGATCAAAGGACACTTCGAGCTCCTGCCGTTCACCGAGGACGACGACGTCACGACGATCAGCGCGGAGCCCGTCAAGAATTGGGCGGTCTACCTCGCCAAGGCCGCGAAGGGTTTGCAGGACGCGGCCGTGTATGCCGCGATGGCGAAAGACCAGGTGGGCCAGCTCATCGCCGGCGCGCACGTCTCGCGTCGCTACATCCCGGGCACCAGCGAGATCCCCGTGCCGACGCCGCCCGTGATGGTGCACTTCGATGCCTGAGCCGCGCAAAGCGCCGCTCACCGTCTCCAAGGGCGGCATCGACCGCCTACGCACCAAGGGCGGCGCTCGAGCCGACTCGCTCTACGATCTCGTGAACGCGGTGATCGATGCCGAGTTCAACATCAACCCACGGCCCGGATCCACGCGCCTCGCGCAGCTTCCGACCGGCACCGTCGGCCTGGCCGCGTTCGACGGCAAGTTTCACGTGTTCGCGCACGAGGAGGTCGATCTCACCGGGTTCGATGACTTCGAGCTCGACATCCTCTTGCACCCGTTCGATCCGACTGCGGAGCTCGAAACGATCCACTTCGCGCAACCGTATCTCGGCGCGCTCTACGTGGTCGCGGAGTTTCACTCCGGCTCGACGACCGTCACACAGTCGATTTATCACTACTGGTTGCAGCCGGGCGAGGAATGGACGGCGTCGACGGAGTACTCGTTCAACGAATTCGTCACCCCGACCGTGCCCAACGGTTTCGTGTACAGCGCCTCGCGGCTCGGGCTCGCGTATCCCGCCTGGGCGCCGGGCGTGCCGCGCACCGCCGGCAACGGCTCGAGCATCGATCCGTCGATCATCGAGCCGACGATCTACAACGAGTTCTTTTACGTGGCGATCGAGACCACGGGCGACAACCCGCTCTCAAGCTCGAGCGAGCCCGACTGGCCGACGTCGACGGGCGCGACGATCGTTGAGAACACGGACGGCACGCCGACGCAAAGCGCCAACGACGTCACGCCGCCGGCGCCGCCGCCGACGAGCACGCCGCAAGCCTCGACGGTTGAAAGGTACAACCGATGACCGCGCCGCTGTGGACACCGGGCACTCTCAAGCAGCCGGGCGACATCGTCCGGCCGACGAGCGCGGGCGCGATCGCGGCACCGGGCCTCGACAACCCGAACTTCGACGAAGCGGTCAGCAACGACGGGTGGTCGAGCTCGGGCGCGGGCTCGTGGCTGATCGACAATAGCGCGCCGGTCTTCAACGGCACGAACTCCCTCAAGCTCGGCTGGACGAGCAACCCGAACGCGCAAACGCTTCGGACGATCAACGATGCGCGCCTCGCAGTCACGCCGGGTCAAGTCGTCACCATGACGATCTACGCGATCTCGGATGTGACCGGCGACGTCGCGCGGCTCATGCCGATGATCCGATGGTTCTCGGCGGCGGCCGCGGAGCTTGACCCCACCAAGCTCGATCTCGATCCGACCAACGTCGCCGGCGAGGCGCGCATCAACTCGAGCGGCCTCACGAGTGCGGCCGCGAACGGCGTATGGGTGCAGCTCACCGTACAAGGCGTCGCGCCGGCGGGTGCGGCGACTGCGACCGCGGGCATCGACGCGACGTGGGGCGACTGTCACTGGACGGTGGATTTCGTCACGTTCGATTACGCGAGCCAGGTCGCGGCGAACAACAACCTTTACCGCGCCGTGCAGGCGGCCGCGGGCTTCACCGCGAACACCGAGCCCGACTGGCCGACCACGATCGGCCTCACCGTCGTCGACAACGAGGTCACGTGGGAGTGCGTGAGCGGCAACTCCGTCACGTGGCAGGCGCACCGGATCCTCGTGAGCGGCACGTTCGAGCCGACGTGGCCCACCGTTGCGCAGGGCACCGTCCCCGACAACACGATCACGTGGACGCTCAACCCTCGACAGGTCACGGATCCCAACGTACCGAACGACTCGAGCATCGTTCTGATCGCGGCGTCGAAGGTGTACATCGGCGACAACGACATCATCGACTACAGCGCCACGGCGAACCCGCTCGACTTCTCCACGCGCGACGACGCCGGGTATCTGCCTTTCGGCTTGCAGGAGTACGGCGCGAACCCCGTTGCAGCGATGGGCCTCTACCGCGGCAACCTCGCGGCCTTCAACTCGCAGGGCTGTCAAATCTGGCAAGTCGACGAGGATCCGACGCAAATCTCGCTGCTCGACGCCGTGCCGATCCCGTGCACGTATCCGAAGTCGCTCGCTCCCGTCGGCGACGACCTCGTCTTCCTGTCGGATCTCGGGATCCGCTCGCTCGGCGTCGCGGGCGCGCAAATCAACCTCGCGTCGGGCGGTTACGGTCGGCAGATCGATCCGCTCGTCACCGCGGCGATCCTCGAGGCGATCGACAACGGGTGGACGCCGCGCGGTCTCTACTGGCCGGCGCAGGGGCAGTACTGGCTCTTTTTCGGATCGCAAGCGTTCGTTCACACCGTCACCGGGCCGAAAGCCGAACAGCGCTCGTGGGCGCGCTACACGTTCCCGTGGGTCGTAGACGACTGGACAATTCTCGGCACGAGCCTGTGCCTGCGCGCCGGCGACCTCGTGGTCAAGATGGACACCGCCGCGTGGCTCGACGATCAACACGACGACACCGGCTCGCCGAATCTCGGCGAAGACATCGTGAGCGAGATCCAGTGGCCGGCGCTTGATCTCGGTAACTTCGGCAGCGACAAGCAGCTCGTTGCGTTCGACCTCTCGATCACGGGCGCCGCCGATGTGTCGTTCGGTTGGGATCAACGCGCGCTCGACTACGATCCCGCGTCGGGTCCGTGGACCGAGCCGTACACGGTGGACGGTGACACGCAACCCGGCACCGCGGTCCCGTTCGATGCGACCGCGCCCTCGTTCTCGATGCACTTGCAGTTTGCCAACGGGCCGACGCCGTGGAAGTGGTTCGCGTCGAATCTCTACCTCAAGGATCTCTCGCAATGAAAGCGGTCACACGGATCTACGGCGACATCGACCGCTACATGCGCGAGATCGGCGACGCGCAATCGCTCGAGATCCGCCGCGACCTCATCGTGCAGCTCGAGGAGCGTATGCGCGCCGACGTCGGGGCGCTCGACGCGGCCGCGTTCGTCACGCGACATCACTTCGCACCGGGCACGTACGCGCGCGAGATCGAGCTCCCCGCGGGCTCGTGCGTCGTCGGCAAGATCCACCGCGAGGCGCACGCGAACGTGATCTCACGCGGGCACGTGCTGGTCGCCACACCCGACGGCGTCGACTCGCTCTCCGCACCGCTCACGTTCATCAGCCACCCGGGCACCAAGCGACTCGTGATCGCCGTCGACGACGTCGTGTGGACGACGGTGCACGCGAACCCGACCAACACCCGCGACCTCGAGCAGCTCGAGCGCGAGCTCATGGCGCCGACCTTTGCGGCGCTCGAAGGAGTACAGCGATGACGTGGGTATCGGCAGGCGTGGCCGTCGGATCCGCCGTGATCGGCGCGAGCCAGGCGAAGAAGACGAAGAAGGCGCAAGACAAAGAAGCGCAAGCCAACTCCGAATTCGAGGCGTCGCGCGCGGCGAAGACCAACCTTGTGCAAGGCCAGGTCGACGCCGCGTACAACTCGCCGGCGCGGCAGCAGCAGTACGGAACCTTCGCCGGCGCGCTGCGCGATTTCTACGGGCAGGCGCTCGACAAGAAGAAGCTGCAAGCGACGCAACAGCTCAAGTTTGGGCTCGCCAAGCAAGGCCAGATCGGCGGCAGTCAGCAAGTCGATCGCGGCCGGCTGCTCGGCGAGGAAATGACGAACGCGGCGACCGGCAACGAGCGGCAAGTGCAAAGTGCGCTCGCGAACTTGAAGGGCAACGATGAGCAGTCGCGCATCGCGCTCCGCAATCAGGCGGGCGCGGGCTTGCAGCTCAACCAGGTCGCCTCGCGCGCCGCGGAGTCGGAGAAGCAGAACATCGGCACGGCCGACGTCAACGCTCGAGCGAAGGGCATCGGCGACGTATTCGAGAACACGCTCGGCACCTACAAAGCGATCCAAGACCGCAAGTTGCTCGCGGGCGGTTACAACGCCTCGCGTCAGAACTTGTGGGGCTCGATGGGTCCGTAACGGAGACGATCGATGGCAGGAGAAGGGTTCGATTGGCGCGGCCTCGTGGGCGGGGTGAGCTCGCTCATTCCGGTCTACCAGCAAAACCGCGCGGCGGCGCGCCAGCAAGCCG